AACACTAATGTCTATGACAGCATACATGGCCTTGGTTGGAGATAGTTGTCCGTTTCTACCCCCATCAGATTTAGATGTAAATTCTGACCAAGCTGAATTAGAGGTAGTTGTAGTGGCGCCCACAGAAGTGGTAGAGATTAAAACTCCATATTGATTGTACCAACTAATAGTTGCTGTAATGCTAGCTGCTGCAGAGCCTAGGTGGCGAGCCCATCCAGAGAACACATAGCGAACTCCTGGAGAAATAGGCATAGCATAATTAATAATATTTGTTGAGCTAGATGTGGCAGGAAGAATCATATTAGCAGCAACAGGGGTGCCTGCTCCAGGAATAACTAGGGCAGCAAAGCCTGCATTACGAGGAGTATAAAGCGGATCTGTAATCCAAGGCTTAGGAGCAGTAAGGGTTACTCCAAAAGTTGTTGTGGAAGCTGTAAAGAGGTACTGAGTTAGAGTTCCTAGGCTTGTAGTCCAGCGACCAATAGATTCCTCAAAAGAAGAGTCATTATAGTCAAGCATTAAGTTGGTACCAATTTGTACCTTGCTTGTTAGGTGGGTAAGTCCCCCTACATAGATAGATAGACCAGAAGGTGTTCCCTTGTATTTTTGTACAAGGAATCCAGCTGATGATAGAGAGCGGTGGTAGGTGTCTCCTAATGCAGGCTCATAATCAAAGTTGTAGTCACCCATCTTGGCTTTAAGAATTGCGCTTGGGGTGTAGACGTGATCAAAAACCTTACCTAAGACCATAGCTTCAGTTCTAAATAGGTCATACTTAAACGCCATGGCTGAAAGGATCTGGGTAAAGTTGTTGCTATCCACTTCCCCGGTAACATCTCCAGAAGAGTTTGTCCAGGCCCTGGGCATCCAAGCATTTAAAAGAGTTAACGTTTCTTTATCTCCAACAATCATCGCATAGTCAGAGCCACAGAATATCCAATTAACATTGTTAAATACCCATATAGAATAGCTTGCCTCTATATCTAAAGACTGATAGTTAACGTCTATGTAGCTGGTAGGGAAGCCGTTTACAAAAAGGCCTCCAGCTAAAGTGATTCCATCATATGGGTTGTCTACAACACCTTTGTAGCTTTTTACCAGCATCCAAGCAACAGGAGAAGGATCCGTTGGGGGAGGTACAATCTGACCCCAAGTGATATTTACTGTTCCATAGCCACTAGATTGTGCAGCCAAATTGGCATTGTAATAGACAGCGGACGGTGATGCCTCACCATATCTAAATCCGCTGTTGTATAGACTTAATCCATATGTTGCCATTTAGTATTCCTACATTCCACCCGTTGCAGTTACATTTAGATTTGCGGCAATTAAATAAGCTAATTGATTATTAGATAGTGTCAAAGGAGATCCATGAACTGTTTCATAGACAGTGTTTGATCCATCTGTATTCAAAGCAGTAATGTTGGCTGAGATTACCCCAGGAATATTACCAAGAGCAGAGGCAACTGCTGAGTAAGCAATTACTTCTCCAAAGGTATTATTGTCATAGGCAAACAATCCATTAGAACCCAACATTGCCTGATAAGCGGCTAGCTTAATATCAGAGTTTTTGTATGCCGGCTTTACGTTTAAGGTTGCAGTAATGTATACCGGTACATACTGTGGAGGAAGAATTGTGACTGTAGAGCCAACCAACGTATTGCCTGATAGGGCGCTTGTTACGCTAGTTTGTAAGCCTGTCCAAATTGAGGTAGGTGTTAGGTCTATAGCATAACCGCCTGATACAAGAGTTGTAGTAGTGGTGTTTGCAATAGTAAAGCTGTAGGGAGCAGAGCTACTAATAGCTGTAACTGTTGATCCGGTTGTGTTATATCCAGAAGGATTCATTCCAGTAATAACAACCGTATCGCCTGTAGAGAACCCATGTGCCGCAGTAGTAAAGTAAGTTACTGCGGTACCGGTAGTAGTGACCGATGCAATAGTTGCTTGCGGAAACCCTGGGGTCGCACTGTTATCATTTTGTGGCTGAATGTATAGGTGGACCGATGAATACACGCTAGAAGTTGCACTAGCCTTTCCTACACCAGGAACAGTCAAAGCAAGATTGGCGTAATCGTTTAGAGTTACTGCACGTCCTTGAGCAGACAAGGCAGCCTTAATCTTTTTCTTAATCTGGGTTGCATCATCTCCGTCTGCACCACCAGCTGCAGGAGCAGCGTTAGTTACACTAAAGTATGTTGTAGCTAGGGGGTCTCCGGTACCAGGAATAAATGTTACAGAGTTAATTGCACCTGAGGCTATGTTACCTGCAGCTCCAGTACTTGTTGTATATAGGGAGCTAATTAGTTGTCCTGAAGGTGGTATATAACCATTGACATTGTCTCCAAAGACAATGCTAACAAGGCCGGTAGCATCTCGTTGAGTAGTAAAGACCGTGTCTGTTGGACCCCACTCAAGAAGATTGTCTACATATTTCCAAGTAGTAAACGCTAGTCCTTGACCTACATACACATTAATAGAGGAGTCAACAACTCCATTATCAACAATAGAGAAGGTTTGGTTTTCTAGTCCAGAAGATGTTCCAAGGTTTGCTGGAATAGGCTTGTTGTAAGTAGAGTCAATAAGGTCAGCCCGATCTGTATTAACCGTCTTTCCTTCTCTAGCAGAAAGAGTAATGCTTGCATTTGGCGCAACTGCAGTTGCTGCCTGAGTCACTTCAAAGTACACCTGTGAATAAGGTCCATAGGAAAGTGGGGCCATAACTTGGGTGCCTAAAGGGATGCTCTGACTAGAAGTGCTGTTGTTAGTAAAGGTTACGTTTACCAGAGCAGGAGTTGGACCCGATACGTGATAGTCATAAAGGTTGGCTAGGCTTAAAAGTGTAGAGCTTTGAACAGCAGTATCGATGCTAGTCTCATTAGCAATACGGTCTAGATAGTGAGAGATGACATCTCCCATATAGGCAAAAGCCTCTACTAGCACATTTCCTAGATCAGAATAGTCTGTAGGATTCCATGCCGTATTAGTCCTTTGACTAATAAGGGTAATTAGATCTGCCTTGAGGGCGGCAAAGTCTCTAGAAGTGTAGTCAATCTGCATGATTATCCCGCAATCGTTCCGTCGTAGTTCAACTGATTTGTATTAACCGTAAGGCTAGTAACTGTGCTGTCAGGCAAAGTTAGCCCTAAGGTTACGAGTTCAATTCCGTTCCTAGTATTTAATCCAAAGGATATTGAGTTAACTTTTACCTCTGGTAGCCATTTTGCTATGGCTGTCCTAATCGCAGACGATATAGCTGGTTGAGCTATGTTATCGTTTTCAAAAAGGGCAGTACTCCAGTCCACTCCGTATGTAGGTAGCATAGGACGCTGGCCAATACTCGTGGAAAGTAAGGTTAAAACTCTGTCTAAGTATATCTTAGGTGGGTTAGAGGTAGACCCCACAACCCCAGATGCGTCTATTGTATATGGGTAATTAATTGCCAAGGTCATGCTTGTACTCCAATCCAAACTGGTTTTTCAGGATCTCCAGCCTCAAACATGATCCAAACATTTTGTCCCACAGTTGGTAGGGCTGGAAGGACTGGTGTCGTCTTTGGGGTAACGGTCAGGGCCGGTATAGAAACTGTTACGGTTCCCCCTTGGGGATCTCCACCCGAGGCAGTGGTAGCAGTTGTAGTCAACGAGGATGCAACTTGAGAGGATAGATGGGTTACTGGTAGGCAAGCCGGAATCCAATGGTTCCGTATTTCCGTACCATGTAGCTGAGGTATCTGAACTTGAATTCTATATTTTTTAAGAGGATCAGAGATACTGGTGACTCGGGCTGAATAAATCCCATAAAAGCGGTGGCGTCCTTGGGGATCAAAACCGTATTCATGTTCTGTAGGCAAACTCATTTGAGGACCTTCCCATTACTCTTAGCGGTCCATTGTACCGTTCTTTTTACATTCTTTAGATTAGGGGCATGATCCTTATTAGGAGTTATACCTGCGATAGTTGGAACAGCTACTGGAGATGGGTTAACCACAGCTGTGGGGTCGCTAGCGCTAGTCAAAGGTTCTATGGGACTAGCGTTTGGAGACAAAGAGTACTGAGTTAGTTGAGCACCTGATGAGGTCAAAGATTGTCCAGCAAGATCGCTTTGAACATCCCGTAGGTTTGATCTATTGGCGGCATTGGGATCTACATCCCCAATTACATCAGTTCCTACCTCTAGACGCAGCATGTAGCTGGCAGGAGTACCACCAAATACGTGACGTACAGAAAGAACTGTCCAATAACCAGACATGCCATTAGGTAGACCGTCAAGGTATATTGGATCATAAGGACGTATAGTTGAATCCCCGACAACAAGAACCTCAGCCCTATGCTGATAGCGATTAGCGTTTGCATAGTTATCGGCAATATGCTTTGATTCAGTTAAACTACCGGATACCTCATAGACATGGTGCTTTTGATACGTAGATTTTAAAGTAGATGTTGGGGTGTTGTTTGAAAAGTTACTCATGATAAGAAGTACTCCTCATTAGGTATAACAACTCCAGGGTTACTTGGAAGAGGTCCAGTATTTGGGTGCTTAGACTTAATCAAGGTTCCGGTTTGCTTATCAATACCAGAGATAACCCTGTCTATTCTTACCCCCATCTCAGGAGTCTGATCAGAAATAATAGGCTTAAATTCTAGGATAGTTCCAGTCATACGAAGCTCTCGTGTAGTAACTCCAGTAACTTCGCTATCTACGTACTTAAAGTATGAGGCGCCTTTTTTCTTACTTTGAAAAATCTTATCCTTAGATACAAAAAAGATAGTCATGTTCTCGACAAGAAGAGCAAATCCACTTACCCTAGCCATACGCTTAAGTAGCTGCCAGTAGCTTTCGCCGGTCTGAACTATTACTTCTTTAAGCTGTCCATGCCTCTGAGCAATTACTTCAAAACCTTTAGAAGTCCCTACACTAGTAACGACCTTATCATAGGTAGTGTTCGTGTAAACCTTTTGAGCAGTGTCTTTAAGAATAGAGGACGCCCCTACGCAGACAATGTCCGTATTACCACCCTGATGGGTATTGCCCTGAGTTATATGGTGCACATATCCGTGCCAGATAGAGTTTATCTTTCCAGACGTAAAAGAAAATACTACAGGGTCATTAGATACAATGGCACCACGCTTCAGCATAGGCTTGCCTTTAAAGTGCAGCACTAAGCGATCGTGCTCTTCTATATCCTGATGAAGTTCAGCCCCAACAAGAATTAGGTCCATATCCGGAGTATTAGGAAAGGAAACAAAAAAGGAAGTAGAGGATGCCGTACTCCAAACAAAGTTTTGTTGGGCAGGTATATCCTGACTAAAATCATTAATTGCCATATGGAACCCTAATAGTTGTTCCAGGAAGTATAGAGAATGGGTCAGAAATATCTGGGTTGATATCCATAATTTCCCACCAGTACTTAGACCCACCGCAATATACATTTGCTAAGTGAGCAAGACTATCTCCGTCTTTCCAAGAGTACAAAAGGTAATTAACTACCTTGTAATCAGGAAATTTTCTATAAACAGATATCTCATAGTTTCCTGTGTACTTATTAGGAGTTTGGCCCAAAGGACCGTCGTAGTATCGTGATACACGCTCAATCATTGTTAGGCACCTGTTCCTGTTCCGGTAGTATTGCCGTTACTAATTAGATACTGTGATATGGTTGTTACAAAGTTAGCTTCTGTACCAATCTTTGTTCCCTTAACAACCTTTGCAGCATTTGGGTCAGTCCAGAGAGCCGGGTACCTAGTAAATGTTATGTTAACCACACTTAACATAGGAATCATCTGAACGTTAAAGATCATGTGGTTGACCTGCATAGACGCCACTGATCCAAAGTACCTAAGATTATCGTTTAGATAAAGCCAGCAAGGAGTTCCAGTTGTGTAGCCAAAGTCTGCAGTAACTCCCGAACCTCTGTAGCTATCGGAAAGAAGAAGTGAGTTAGTTAGGGGGTCGCCATTTAGCACACGATATAAATATTCAATGTCGTATTCAGTACCTCTATTTAGAATGCCTTGAGCCTGTTCTTCACTTAACCCGCCACCACCATAGGAGCCGGCAGTCTCTGGTCCACCTGTAGGATATCTAAGAAGGTAGGTCATATCCACAATACGGTTTAGATAAAGCTCCACGCTTACAGTCTGATTGCCTTGTAACAATATAGATGGATCTGATGAACCAAGCGTCCAGTCAACAGCATTATTAGATGCGGTGCTATAGGAGAAAGTAGTTGGGTTATACATAAACCTAAATCCCCATTGAGCAGCTGTCTTTCCTTTACCCACCGCCAAATTTTTAATGTGATCCGGATTAGTATTAAGAGTAGCAGCTCCATTTGGATCCTGAATAATCTTTCCCAAGCTGCTAGAGGCATACTGCTTTAAAACATCTTCAGCCATAGCCGTAACCATAAGCTCTGAGCCCACATAGGCACGAGCCGCAACAATGTTTGGTGCAAACGGTGCAGTCTTAGTCATCATGTGGGTAGGTGGGTTAAACCGTTCTGTACCCATAGCCGGTGGATTAGTGTTAGTCGGCGAAGCTGCGTCCCCATTAGAAGGGGCAGGAGTTTTAAGAGTCTTTTGCCCTATACAATCCCCAAGAGCAATTTGCTGCATGGTTTGCAGGGCCACAGTCCTAGGGCTATTTTTTCCATAATAATCACTCATGTCGTGATTCATATCAATAATGTGTTCGCGGTATGTAGAAATATCCCCACTAACTGCAGAGGTATAGTAGGCAATATTGTACGTACTTGCCGTATTTGTTGAGTTAGGTGTAGGTGTACCAATAAATAATACATACCATTGTTTTTTACATTTATCAAAAATAGTATTTAAGCTTCCACCACCAGCATTTTGATATCCTGAGGTTTTCCATGGTGCCCTGCTTTGAATATAAGTGGTTAATCCTTGAGGGTAAGTAGGAATAGGTACAGCTTCTCCTATAACCATAATTGGAGATGGGCTAAGTGGGACCAAAGTAATAGGGGTTACTGAGGTATCACCTCCATAAGTTCCACTAAAATCATTAGCCGAAACCTGTTGACCTAAAGTTACTGAGTAAGGTTGTGTAAGAGTTGCACCGGCCGCTGAAAGCGTTGTCTGAAAAGTATAGTATGGCATACTAGAGCCACCAACAATAGTGGGGGTGGTTAACTGTGTTGGTGCGTTGTTAGTAGACGCCCCTACAGATGCAGGAGAAAAATACTGAGACTCGAAGTTCATTTTAAGCTTAAGAAGATCAGAAGATTCCTTAAGCGCATAGTAGGTCTTAATGCCACCATCGTTTTTAATTTGATAAAGACGAACATGGAATACTAGTCCAAATCCCTTTTGAACTTCAAACTTTGTACTAGTAGACGTGTTTATTGTCTCTGCTTGAACTGGGTACAGGTTAGGAAAGTAGCTTGGGTAGTACTGCAGGTTTACTATATTAAGGTTAGGATCAGTTTTATATGCAGCATCCCAATTGATATATGCCTGTACAGTGTAGCCGTAAGTATATGTGACAGCCATTAGATTGATCCCCCAATGCTCTTAAGCACAGCGCTATTCTTTAGCTCTTGTCCAACAATATTGACTAGTCTCTTAGCCTCAGCAACACTTGACTGAGCAATTTGAACCTTCATGTTTAGGTTAATTACAACATTAGATCCAACCATAGGAGGGCTTACAGATGCGGGGCCTCCACGACCACTAGAGTACTTTACTGCCACTCCAGCAGTTCCTAATTCAGCTCCAGGTCCACCATAGCCAGGAATATGTGTGCCCCAAGGAGAATGGTCTACTGCACTTAATACGGCGCCAGTATTATTTCCACGACCTAAGGCAGCAAGGATATTCTTATACCTTCCATTATTTAGGGTAGCTATGGTTGCCTTGTATCCTTGATCCCAAGATACGTAAGACTTAACTCCCTCAGGATTCATATTAGTAGCGCCAGGAGCACCTTGCTCAGTATTTAAAGGGTTATAGTGAGCTGAGTTATGCCACTGACCGCCTTCGTATGCAGCCCAAGTAGTTAAAGCAGCAATGTTAGAAGAGGTTGTAGGCTTACCTAATTTTTGTAGAAGTGTCTTAGCCCAAGCCTGCTGAGAGCCGGTACCAAGAATAGTTCCTTGAGTAGTTTGAAATTTACCTTTGAAAAAGGAATAAGCAGTTCCATTATTTAAATTTTTTGCTGCCGCTTCACCAAACATGTTGCCTGCATTATTTGCGCCTGTAGGTCCCAAGCTAGCAATAATAGAGTTGATGTCCTGGCTTGATAATGAACCTACAGAAGAATTAACTGCTTTAGGTGAGGCGTTTGTAGAGTTACTTAGGTAAGGAGTTGGGTCAACTTTTTTACCATTAACCAATACTTCAAAGTGAAGGTGAGGTCCAGTTACATTACCTGTAGCACCAGAAATGCCGATAATATCTCCACCAGAAACTTTTTGTCCTCTTGATACAGAGATAGACTTTAAGTGAGCATAACGAGTGCGATAGGTTCCGTGATCTACTTCTACATACTTACCATATCCACCACCATTGCCTACGATGGTTACTGTGCCGGCAGCGTGTGCAAATACCCTAGTTCCTGTTTGGGCACCAAAGTCAATACCTGCGTGGAAACCTTTTGTCTTTGCTCCACCACCACGTGGTCCGTACTTTGATGTAATCGGGGTGCTCTTAGGTACAGGAAGAGTTCCGCTAGTTGGTCCGCCCTGTCCTGTAGATGCGCCGTGTCCACCATCACCATGATCTTCTGGTCCACCTAGGAATGCTAATAGTGGGAGAGCCTTAAGAGCAACCCCGCCAATCTTAGCTAAAAGACCTGCGTCCTTAGCAACTGTTCCAACATCTCCAGCAACTGTTGCTGCTGTTCCCATTCCCCCTAAAACCTTTTTCATAGCATAGGCGTTCATAGCAGCTCCGCCAATAGCTCCGGCACCTCTAGTTAGAGTTCCTCCAACACCACCAGCATTTGGAAAAGTTTCAAGCATACCCTTAAGTCCCATAAGGGCTCGGGTTACACCAGATGCTGCATTAGCAACACTGGCAAAATCATTTGTTAAAGACGCATTAGTATTGAGCGCCGTATTGTATCCACCAACAAGCCCCTGCTCAGTAGCAGCTAGCGCATTGGCTTGTGCAGTGTTATTTGCAAAATTAGAATACATAGGGCTTGACTTATCAACATTCATAGCGCCAAGCATTGTCTTAGCATTGCCCATTTGAGCAGCTGTTATGTCGCTACCAATTTGAGCACGGGCCATCATACCGGACTGCAGTGTTTGCATCAAGGCAGCATTGCCACCAGACACTTGTTGAAGAACTTGATAGCCCTTACCGCCAGGATTTAAAAATGCGGTGGCAGCTTGTTGAGAAGTAATCTTGCCACGAATTAAAGCGTTGTATACAGAGTTAACAATCTGGTTAGGTGGAAGCAAGTTACCCTTGCTATCACGAACCCTGATACCTAGACGCAGGAAATTCATTCCATTTACGCCTGCTACAGCACCAGCAACTTGTTCGTTGCTCATACCGGTCATAGCACTAAGGCCCGCTAATTGGCTCATAACATTTTGTGAGCTCATAGAGTTAGCTGTATAGCCAAGATTAGAAAGGGTCATAGCAGCCATGGTTGGTCCCATAGCGCTTGTAGCTCCCATACCTACTTGAGAATTAGCAAGACGGGTCGCTTGCATATTTGTCATGCCTGCAAAGCCGGCATAGGTTGAAGCACCCATTGCCTGAGTTACCGCAGACATTGTGCTTGGTGCCATGGACATGCCAAGAGCACCGGTTGCAACTACGCCAAGTCCTAAACCAGATAGGGCTTGACCTTTAGTAATTGCTCCAAGACCCAGTCTTCCAGAGCCAGGGGTATTTTGATCTACAATACCTCGGGCAGACTGTATCTTTTGAGTAGAAGTATTAACATCGGCAACAATTTCTTTGACGATCTTACGTACATCTGTAAATAGCTTTAGCCATTCTTTAGGCATGGCGTCAAAGGCAGCTGACTCTACGCTTGCATAGCCAGGCTGATCTGAAGGCCCTACTGCATTACCATAGGCATCTGCCATTTAACTCACCGCCTTTTTCTTCCCGTAGCTTTACTTAACCAGTTTAAGCGTTCCCGTATACTTAGGGAACGTACGTCTTCTAAAGACCATCCAGGATATTCCTCCGTTAATAGGTAGTACATATCCATTAAGGTCTCGTAATCTACTGCACTAGCGAAACAACTCCGCTAAAGTTAGCGGAAGCGGTACCTCCGTGCCGCAGAATTGACATGAGACTTTTATTTCACTGAGTTGTGGGCCAGGGTTGCGGTCTGTAATCTCTTCTAAAATCTTCCTGCGGTCCATGATGCTGAGATTCCTCACAGCTGCCGGACTTATTACAAGCGTGTCATTTATAGATAACACGCAGTTATTAAGAATAATTGTATCTAGTTCTGCTGCAGTTTTGTTGCTAGAAGTAATGACAGCCTTCTGAGCAGAGCCCTTAGGAAGGGTAACTCTTACCTCTCCTACCTTACAATCTACTGTAAATTCTCCAGGACCTTCCAGAGTCTTTACTGGAACATCTTTATCTAAATCTACTTCAAATACCTGCTCTTCACCGCATGATGGGCAAGGAGCTGGTCCAAGCTTAACATCTGAACCAAAGGTAGCTTTTCTAATAGCTAATAGGATTGCTTCCCTATCACCAGCGTAGAGTGAATCTAATAGTGGTTCAGTTACCTTCTCAGAGCCAATCTTTACTGTGCCTCGTTCTAGAATTGTAAGGAGAGCTCGGCCTGGATCAGCCATCTTAGAGATGGCCTCTTCATCAGCTCCATTGAGCTCCCTTACTTCTGCTGTCTTAATGAGTCCGCTAAAGGGATCCATTAAGCCACCAGGCAATTCTACATCTGTAGCAGGAGGCAACTTAACGTCAGGCTTAAAAGCCTTAACTGTTGCCTCC